ATGAGCGATTTAACCAAGTTTGACAACCCTAACTACACGATAGCTGCTAAAGGCCACTGTGTAGCGATTAGAACTAACCAGCTAGGCAAAGTTATGCACCTCACTGCTAACGAAACGCTAAGGCTCATTGCGGAGCTAGAATCAATCCTTAATGAACTGGCAGAGGTGAAAGCTAATGGGTAGTCAGGCAGAAAATGTTTATCAACTTCACGAGGGTAAAAATTCTATGCCCAGCAATAACGGGTACGTAAACCTGTGGAGGGATATTAACAAGCAATCATGGGCCAGTGATGAATTGGTGTATGGCGTATTTGTTAAGCTGCTATCAACTGTCCAGCACAAGCCACGCAGTGTAGTTTACAAAGGCGTTTCTGTAAATCTTGCCGCTGGTGAGTGGGCGATTGACTACCCTCAAATTGTTGAAATGTTCAAAGGCATTAAAGACAAAGATCACGCCCGTAGAATAATCAAAAAGTTTAAAAACTTATCTCAGGTTTACACGAAAACCCTTAAAGATAAGGGTGTTCATATAGGGTTTATTATCGGTTTTAATGGCTGGGAAAAGTGGCAAAATTGCACCACACCCAAGACCACACCCAAGACCACACCAGAAGCCACGAATATAAAGGCGTTCAAGGGTAGTGAAACCACACCCCAGACCACACCCCAGACCACACATATAAACAATAATGATCTTAACAATAAAAAAGAATATGCAGACCCAGAGGCTCTGCGTGTCGAAAAAATCAATGAAGTTCGAGTGAAAGGGTTTGAGCATTTTTGGAAGTCATGGCGCGAAGGAAAGAAAGCCATTGGTGTAAATCAAAGACCACCCAAAAACGACACCTATCGAAAGAATTTTCTGAAAGCATTTCCTGATAGCTACATGAAAAAAATAGGGCACAAGGGGTTTGTAAAAGAAATTAACGACATGCTAGACCTGATGAACGAAGCATTTTCTGATATCGAATCATGCCAAGCGCACGGCAAGCGTTCAGATTTTGAAAACTACGTGAGCATGTTTCCAGCGTTGTTCCTCACTCGTAAGCAGTGGAGGGAAGAAGCGTGAACCACACTGAAAACCTTCGCATACCACCGCACAGCCAAACAGCAGAGCAAGGCGTTATCGGTTCGCTTCTCTACAGCAATGAGCTGCTTGACGCGGTATTGCCAGTTCTTAACGAAGATGACTTTTACAGCCGTTCGCACCGACTGATGTTTAAGGCCATTGTTGAAATGAACAACTCCGGTCGAGCTGCCGACATTGCAACGCTACCAGACTTTCTACTTCACAAGCAGCAACTTGAAGACGTTGGCGGCGAGTTCTACGTGTATGAACTAGCCAGAAGCGTTCCGTCAACCGCAAACTTGATGACTTACGCGAACACCGTTCGTAACCGTTCATTACAGCGCCAAGCCATTGCTGCCGCGCAAGACATTCAGGAACAGTGCTACAACTCAGACGGCTCAGACGTAATTGAAATTCTTGGGAACGCAGAAAAGCGCCTTGGCGATGTGTCTGAAAAGCTTTGCACAAATGAAACTGATTATTCTATTCATGCTGCTTTGCAAACAGCCATTGACGAGCTTGAAACGCGCATAAACTCAGGTAGTGAAATTGCCGGCATCTCAACTGGACTTAGCGATCTAGATAACAAAATTAACGGGCTAGAGCCTGCCGATATGATTGTGTTGGCAGCAAGGCCATCAATGGGTAAAACCACTCTAGCAATGAACATGGTAACAACGGAAGCCGTCAGCGGTGGTAAACCAATTGTTTTCAGCATGGAAATGCCGCGTCAGCAGCTTATCTACAAAATGCTTTCATCCCTTGGTCAAGTGTCTATTTCAGATATTCAGCGCCCTAGTAACTCATCTGGAGGCATGACAGACGAAAAATTCTCGAAGGTTTCATCTGTAATGAATCAGTTGAAACGCACGCACCTTTCAATTGTTGATGATGCCTACATGACTATCCCCAGAATGCGCCTAGAGCTTCGTCGTTATCAAAAATTACACGGTAGGCCCACGCTCATAATGGCTGATTATCTTCAGCTGATAAGAGGCTATTCGAAAACAGAAAACCGCGTTAACGAAATAAGCGAAATAAGTCGAGGTATTAAAGCCTTGGCTAAAGAGTTTAACTGCCCTTTCTTAGTGCTCAGCCAACTATCTCGCTCATTGGAAAGCCGCAACAACAAAAGGCCCATTAACTCAGACCTTCGCGAGTCTGGCCAGATTGAGCAAGACGCAGACAAGATCATATTCATCTATCGCGATGAGGTTTACAACGAGAACACTCAGGACAGAGGTTTAGCCGAAATCATTATAGGCAAATGCCGAATGGGTGAGATTGGCATGGTAGGCAGTGTTTTCCGAGGTGAGTTCAGCGAGTTTAAGCCACTAGTTAACCGTCAGATTGTAGGTGATGTGCCCAAAGCTAAAAAGTTTTCAGATAAGTTTGAGGGGTAAGGGAATATGTCAAACGATTTATGGTCAACACCGCCAGAGGTGTTTCACGCATTAGATTTAGAATTTGGTTTTGGTTTTGACGTATGCGCAGAGTATGAGACAGCGAAATGTCCAGATTATTGGACTATCGAAGATGATGCACTTTCGATGAGCTGGGCTAAAGATGCGCTATCTCGCATACCTGGCGCTGGCCTGATTGAATTGGGCGCGATTTGGTGTAACCCACCGTATAGCAACATTACCCCATGGGTAGAAAAAGCGATTGAAGCACAAGCGAAAGGGCGAATGACAGTGATGCTCGTTATGTGCGACCCATCAGTTAAGTGGTTCAGCTTGGCTCAGAAATACGCCAGCGAGATACGCTTTATCACTAATGGCCGCATTGCTTTTCTCAAGAACGGCGTTCCCCAGAAGGGCAACAACAAAGGTTCAGTGATATTCGTATTTGACCCACACCGCATTTGTGGCGGTCACGTTTCATTTATTGAAAGAGATACGCTTTTAGCTAAAGGTGCCATAGATAACAAAGAGCAAGCAGCATGAACCGAATTCAGGAAGAAAACAGAAAATTAAAACTTGCGCGAGAGACTAACAGCGAAATTTTACAGAAAAAATCCGATGCTCGTAAAGCAATCGAAATAAGACTCGAAAACCAAGAGATTGAACTTTCAGACAAGGACCATTTTGAAAGGCTTTTTAAGGAGCTTATAGCGTGAGTTGGCAAAGTTGCACAGTTGCGAACCTGCAGCAATTTGAATCAGTTAATCAAGCAGTATGTGAATGGTTCCGCGCTGGCAAGATGGTTGATGTGAAGGTGCGCGAAAGTGCCCCTTCACGCATCGATGCTATGAAAGCACTGCAGCATCATTGGTACAACGAACTGAGCAGGAAAACAGGCAAAAGCGCAAAGTACATGAACGCTTACTGCAAGTTGGTGTTTGGTGTTCCTATTTTGAGAGAGTCAGATTCAGAGTTTAAAAAAACTTATGATCAAGTGATAAAACCGCTAAGCCAAAAACAGAAGTTGCGCTTCATGGCCCCGCCAATGTCAATGGCCGTTACCAGTAACTTCAATGTTAAGCAGATGCACCGCTATTTGAATGCAATTAAAGCCTGGGCAGATAAGAAAGGTTACAGGTTAACAACCAGCAATGATCTTTACCTTAAAGCGATGGGTGGTTAAATGAAGTCTATCGCTACCCAGATAAACGACACTGCAATCAAGGCTCATGCTAAAGACAATGAGATAGGGGAAATGCGCGATATTAGAAGCCCTTTATCGCTTAAGTTTCACAAAAGCAGAGAAAAGGCAACGTGGTGCTACCTTCACTTTATTGGTGGCGTTACCAAAAGAACCCGCATTGGCTACTGGCCCACGTTGAAAACAAAAGAAGCGCTAGCAATAATCCCCACTATTATTGAAAACATTCATAAAGGTAAGGAAATACAAAGTACCAGCTTTAAAACCGTTGGTGATTTACTTACCTGGTATGCAGCCAGAACAGAGAAAGAGGCACTGAAAAGCAAAAGCCGCCGTAAAGGTGTGTTGAGTGCAATTAATAAGCATCTGTTTCCGAGGTTAGAGAACGTAACCATAAACGCATTACGTAAAGTGGTTATCGATGAGAAGTTAATACTGCCACTTCAAAGTCAAAATCTTAAGCCCTCAACCATTCGCCAGCACTTTGCCATTCTAAAGAGAGCGTTCGCCAGCGCTAAAGAGTTGGAGCTTATATCGGTAAACCCAATGGCTGGCATGAAGTTCCGCGATCACGTACAGCGAAGAATAGAGCCCAAGCAAGGCAAGTTACTTGTTGAAGATGCAAAGGACGTAGTACAGCAGCTAATGCTCCTAACAGAAAGCACTAAGGTAATGCTGTTATTCATGCTGATGTTCGCTACTCGTATTGGTGAAACTCGCCAACTTAAATGGCGGTATATCGATTTGCAAAGCGGTGTAATAACTCTGCCAGAGTCGGTAACTAAGACGGGCTCCATTCATACTTTGCCTATTACCAAGCATGCCTACCAGTTACTAACCGATTACAAACAGCGCTGTAAGGGTGAATACCTGTTTGGCGGTAAGTCGCCAATCAGCGCCAGTACAGCAGACCAAATTGTGAGAACAACATCAAAGCGTAAATGGTCTGCCCATGACCTAAGAAAGTTAGCACGTAGCACCTGGGCAACGATAGGTATTGATTACTGGGTATCTGAGAGATTGCTTAACCACAAGCAAAAGGGTTTAGATTTGGTGTATATCAAAGCTGACTCAATAACAGTTAAGCGTGAAGCATTAACCCAGTATCACAACTGGTTATTTGGTGATGATTTTACATGTTCTAAGCATGTTTTAGAAAATCCAAAGAATGCCAAAATGCACAGTGATTACAAAAAGATAGCATGAATATCGGGTGTTCTAATATGGAATACATAAACAAGCAAATAGGGGTGTTAAATGGATAAGTACGGTTTCTGCGGGTATGTAAGAAATTTAGTAAACAGGGCATCTGATGATCTTAGAGGAACAGGAAGAACAACATTAATGCTTGAGCGGATGAAAGAAAATGATGTTGGCGTGTTTGCTAGTCATGTTGAAGCTAGAAGGTTTGTTGCATTGGCTAAAAGCTGTGGGAAAGATGTTTTAGTTACAGTAGTAGACCCTAAAGAGCCAGTGGAGTTTAGCCGCCCTCTCTCAAGAGACACCCAGTTTGTTCTAGATCACAATTGGGTTGAAGAATATTTACAAAACACAATTCAGTACGTTTCTGAGCGCATTGGGGATATAGAAGCATCACCAGCATCAAAAGCAAAAAGATAGGCGGATTAAATGATTGAACTAGAGCTTCCTTATCCGCCGACCGCGAACCACTACTATGGTCAAAGGCCCAGGGGTGGAAGGTTCATTAAACCAGCGGGTAAAGCGTTTCGGGTTGAGGTGAAAGCCACGGCCATGGAACGCAAAGCATGCAATTACTTAACTGGCTCAATTCATTTAGAGATAGATGCTTACCCGCCAGATAATAGAAAGCGAGACCTGGACAACATCAACAAGGCATTACTTGATGCGCTAGAAGAAGCAGGAGTATTTAAAGACGACAGCCAAATAATAAAGCTAACCAGCACAAAGCATGAGCCAATAAAAGGCGGCAAAGTAGTTGTGAAAGTTATAGAAGCAAATAAGGATGTAGCGTGACATTTATGATCATATTCATCAGCCAGTTCGCCGTAGTTTTCTTGCTGGGCATTCAAAGCCAAATGGTAAGAGATGCAAATTGCATTGGCGCTGCAGTTAGTAGTTTACTGATTGGTTTTAGCCAGTTCTTTGTATTTTCAATTATTGGCGGTTTGGCGGCAACGGATATGCTCACCGCTGAAGGGTTTGCGTTTATGACTTCAGGTCCTCTCGCAATAGTGGCATCTATCAAAACTCACCCATACATGGTGAAGCACATTTTTAAGGGGCGTAAATAATGATCATCGGTTTAACAGGCAAAGCACGAAGCGGCAAAGATACGGTCGCGGCCCACTTACAAGAAGCATACAAGTTTCATCACTATTGGTTCAGTAAGCCAATGAAAGATGCATGCCGTAGCATGTTTGGTTGGGGTGATGAACATTTGTATGGAGAGTTGAAAGAAGAAGTCGATCAGCGCTACGGAATTTCACCTCGTGTTGCCCTTCAGACTCTAGGAACTGAATGGGGCCGCAATACTATCAATTCAGACTTATGGATATTGCGTGCCCAAAAAGAAATAGAGCAGCACGAAAATATTGTGATTAGTGATTGCAGGTTCGATAACGAGGCCGCCGCGGTAATATCATCTGGCGGTATAGTTATCGAAATAGTAAGGCAAGACATAAACCAAGTGGCCGCGCATTCATCTGAAAGCGGTATCAGCAGCAGCTTAATAAATTATCAAATTGAAAATAACGGAACGCTTCAAGAATTATACCGTTCAGTGGATAAATTTCTTATTGACGCTATTGCAGCATAAGGATAAACGTTATGGCAAAAGGCAGACCCACACAAGGCGGCATTATAATAAAAGAAGCCCGTAACCGCCGCGGTTATTCAAGAGTTGAGCTTGCAAAACTAACAGGCTTTGCAGTTAATACGCTTTATAACTGGGAGTGTGGGCTTTCGCGACCGCCTTTTGATGATGTTATACTTATTGTTGAAACGCTTCATTTCTCTTTGATGGAAATCGAGGGCCTACGCCATGCCGCTTAAAACAATAAAGCAAGTAAGAAAGGATCTTAGAATTTGGGGTTCGTTCTGGGCAAGAGCCGAGCAGGGGCAGGGTTATGCCAGGCAATCGGTAACAGCAAGAATATGTGAGATGTTGAGAACTCAAGTTGTTTCATCATCTGATTTGCACTTATATTCGAACCAAGCTGATAGTTTGTTTGTGCCGTTGCACATTGAAGAAATTGGTAACGTGGTTGATAAGCTGCCCCACAACTTCAAGCTTGCATTAAAAGATAAGTATATAAAGAACAAAGTGCGCAATGACTACTACCTAAGAGAAGCCGAAAACCTGTTAATTTCCCGATTGCACTGACTAAAACACCAGATATTGCATTAAAAGCACCAGATATTGGGAAATATCGACCCTTAAAAATGGCATAATATTTATATCTTAGCGAAAGTTTACCCGAAGCCCTGACTTAATTAGTCGGGGCTTTTTTATGCCTGGAATAAATCATGTTTAAACTAAGCCGCCGAAGCAACAGACACCTAAAGGATGTTCATCCTGATTTGGTGAAAGTTGTAAGGAGAGCACTAGAAATAACAAAAATTGATTTTGGCATTCCGTTTACTGGCGGTTATAGAACTGCAGAACAGCAAAACGCGCTATTTAAAGCGGGTAAATCTCAGCTTGACGGTTACAACCGTTCATCCAGGCACCAGTTCGGCGATGCTGTAGACGTTTTCGCCTATGTCGATGGTGAAGCATCATGGGATGAAGACCATCTTACCCATGTAGCAACGGCAATGTTAGCCGCCGCATCAGAACTAGGCGTTAAAATACGTTGGGGCGGTCACTGGCGTTCATTCGTTGATATGCCACACTTCGAGGTCATTAAATGAATTGGTCAGAAGTAGGCGGATTTCTAAAAGAAAACAAAACAGGCGTAGCCGGTCTCGTTGGTTCACTGCTAACGGGTAATGTGGTTGGCGCAGTAAGCGCAGGGGCCTCAATGGTTGCTCAAGCTACTGGCACTACGAACCCTGATGAAGCGTTAGCGACACTGCAAAGTAATCCTGAAGCGATGGTGAGGCTAGAAGAAATTGCCGCAGCACGCGAAGCGGAAGTAAACAGGCACCTCGAATCAACGCTTAAAATTGAGCTTCAGCACAAAAAAGCTGAATTTGAAGATGCACAGCGTAGCCATTCTGAGACACAGCAAACTATTCGTAATGGCGATAATGCAGAGGGCGCGGTTAAGTACGTAAGACCTACACACGCCACGTTATCATTAATAGCCGCTATCTATTACGGGCTTTTCACTGAATCACCAGACTTGCTAGTCATCAGCGCGTTCCTCACTCTGCCCACGGCCTACGCTGGGTTAAGAGAGATAGGTAAGCGCAATATGCTCGCTTTCATGAGTAAAAAGTAACCTTTCGTCTAATCCCTATGGAACACAAATTGAATGATCATACTGTTATAACTCACAGGGGAATAACAGCATGAATCTACACTCACCAGCAATAGATAATAAATTAATGGCAGACAAAGCATCTATAACAACATATATCGGGGGCGGTATCTCAGCAGCTTGGGGGCTAGTAACCTCTCAAGAGTTTGGAATACTCATCGGTATGCTAGTGGGTATTGCTGGTTTGTGTGTTAACTATTACTTTAAAAAGCGCGAAGACTCTTACAAGCGAGCAGAAGAGCGAAGAAAACAAGAGCTGTACGAAATCACGCTTAAAACGATGGCAGAAAACCAAAAGGAATAAACGTGGCATTCACCACCGTAACTACTACGGATGGTCTAGAAGTCGAATCCGAATTAACAGGCGCTACGCTCAAGGTATACAGCCCACACCGAGCAAGGCGCCTTTTTACTGTCAACGTTTCACACAACGGCCAAGGCAAAGCAAGGCTCACTAACGGTTATGGTAACTATAACTTTCACGTTAGACGCGCAATAAGTGCTTGGCTAAAACTAAACAACTTCAATTCATATACTTTTGAGCGTGGCGCACCTCAAGATGGGCAGCGCTTATTGAGTGGTGTGGTCTCATAGATGCAAATCAGTTTTAAAGACGATATAGCTGCACTAACCAAAGAACTCAAACAGGTTAAAGAGTCAGCCATACCAAAGGCTACTGTTCAAGCACTGAATAGGACAGGCACCGGCACAAAGACTGATGCCGTTCGTGAGCTTAGCCGTATCACCGGCATAAAGCAGAAAGATGTTCGGCCTAAGATCGATGGGCCATCTGATAAGTTCAAACACAAAGCCACCAAGAATAAGATGATGGCAACGGTTGATTCGTCAGAGGGTAGAGCATCCAACCTTATTAACTTTGTATCACCCTCATTACGTAAGCCTAATTACTTCAACCAACGCAAAGTATTGAAGAGTGGCAAGCGCGGCAAGTACAAAGCGAAAGGTGTTAAGGCAAGAGCCTGGCGCAATAGCAAAACATACGATGGTACATTCATTGGCAAGGGCAAAGACTCAGGTAAATATCTAGTCTTTGCTAGAACCAGCAGTTCGCGAACGCCAATCAAATCTATCTCTGGCCCATCGATAAGAAATGAATTCAAAGCCGCAGCAATGCAAGCAAAGTTGAAGAGCATGTCAACCGTTCGCTTTCAAAAGAACATGGCCGCTGCAGTGAAGAACCAGTTGCGCCGAGCAACCGCGAACAGTTCAAGCGCTCAACGTTAGCCCTTACACAAGTAATTTATAATCGAGAAACCACGATGAACTTTGTTCCCCAAAAAACAGCGCGCGACAGCAATCGCACCAAAAAAAATGGGTCCTTCTGCGACGAATGACATACGGGTTCGCAGCAGCGCAGTATTCGCCTTGTGCGAGCATTTTCAAATCAGAGTCAACGACAACACCCCATGAACAAAAGACACGTTAGCCAAAGCAGTTGCGCAGAGATCTTTGGAGTTCATCGGAACACTGTTGCCAATTGGCTTAAACAAGGTTGCCCGTTTGTTCAAAAGGCAAATAAAAAACAGGGTAAAGATTGGGTTTTAGATACGGCTGATGTTGCACAGTGGCGAGCTGATAAAGCTGTTCAAGATACAGTTGGTAATACTGAAACAGCCAGCGAAGATGAACTTCGCCGCCGCAAGCTTGCAGCTGACACACAACTTGCTGAATTGGAGGTTGGGAAAAAACGAGGCGAGCTCATACCCAAAGAAGAAATAGAACGAAATCTTTCTGCTTTAGCCATAGCAACCAGAACACGGTTACTCTTGGTGCCAAGGCGTTGTGCAACTCAAATTATTGGCATGACGAATGAAGCAGAGATAAAAGAGATTATCGAGGGTGAGCAGTTAGAAGCGCTGAGTGATGTTTCTCAATTAGTCATAGATGATGATTGATGATTATGACTATACACCGATTCTTAGGAATATAGGCCGCAACTACTTTGCACATTACAAGCCGCCCGAAGCGTTGCTTCCATCTGAATGGGCTGAACAGCATTGTAGAATACCAGCGGGTAATGCATTGCCCGGACCTATTCGATTTGCGAATGCGCCTTATCAGGTAGAGCCATTAAATAAAACGGCTGATCCAAATTGTCATCGCATTACTGCAATGTGGGGCGCACAGGTTGGTAAAACACAAATGCAACTTATGGCAATTGGCTACTTCATAGCCCATGAGCCTAGCAGCATTATGCTTATGCAGCCTTCTCAATCAGACTTTAATACTTTCCTGAATGCCAAGTTCGATCCCATGGTTGATGGAACGCCAGCCTTATCAGAAAAGGTTGCAAAGCCCCGTTCTCGTGAGGGTGTCAATAATCAGACAATGAAGTCTTACCCTGGCGGCTTCCTAATGGGCGCATGGTCAGGTTCACCAAAAACAATGCGAGGCCGTTCAGCTCCGAAAATCATTTGTGATGAAACGGACGGTTACGAACGGACACAAGAAGGCCACCCAGTAAGCTTGATTTGGCAGCGTGCAGCAACGTTTGGTGATCAGCGCTTATTGTTTGAAACGTCTACGCCAACTATAAAAGGTGAATCTCATATTGAAACCAGCTTTGAAGCTGGGGATAAACGCCGCTGGTTTGTGCCGTGTGGCGATTGCGGCCACAAGCAGTATTTAAAGTGGGGCCAAGTAAGTTGGCACAAAGACGAAAATGGCGAGCATGACCCAAACACAGCTGTCTATGTTTGCGAAGAATGCGGAAGCGCTTGGGATGATGGCGCTAGATATGTGGCAATAAGAAAAGGTGAATGGATAGCGGAAAAACCTTTTAAGGGCCATGCAAGCTATCACTTGCCGGAACTGGCGAGTGCGTTTAGAAAATTAAAAGACATTGTTGTTTCTTTTCTTGAAAAGAAGGCAATGGGTGATTTGCAAACCTTTACCAACGTATCTCTGGCAGAAACTTGGGAAACTGAAGGCACTAAGCAAGACCCAGAATTATTGTTTGCTCGCCGTGAACATTATGCTGCCACGGTTCCCAATGGTGCCGTTATCGTTACTGCGGCGGTTGATACTCAAGATGACCGACTAGAAATACAGTATGAAGCTTGGGGTGAGGGTCAAGAGAACTGGAAGATTGATTTTGAAATTCTGCGTGGAGACCTCAACAAGCCCGAAATATGGCGGCGCCTTGATGCCGCATTAGATAGACGATTTGAGCATGAAAGTGGCGTAATGCTGGAAGTCTCCGGTACTGCTATTGATACCGGCGGCCATTTCACCCAGCAGGTTTATGATTATGTACGCCAACGTGGTTATGGCATTTTCGCCATTAAAGGTTCAAGCACAAAAGATGCGCCTTTAGTTGGCAGGCCCAGCAAAAACAACTTGGGCCGCGTCAATCTGTTTCAATTAGGCACGCACAAACTCAAGCAGCAAGTAATGCAGCGAGCGGCAATATTAGAGCCCGGCGCTGGATATACTCATTTTCCAATTAGCGATCAATTCGACAAAGAGTGGTTCTTACAGTTTACATCTGAAGAACTCGTTACCCGCTATGTGAAAGGCGTTCGAAAAGAAGAGTGGCGCAAAACCCGACCACGAAACGAGGCTTTCGATTTAAGCGGTTATAACCTTGCGTGCCTTTACATTATCAACCCTGACTTTGAACAGTTGAGGGATGAGATTGAACGCAAGCAATACAAAAATTCAGAACCTAAACCGCCACCAAGTTCAAGCAACAACAACGGCGGGGGCTGGTTAAACACTTCAGGTGGCAGTTGGCTATGACAGACGCACAAGTAATGCTCGATCTTTATCTTCAGGCTGAGAAAGATGTTCTCGCTGGTAAGAACGTTACGTTTCGCGGTGAGACAGTGGGCATGGAAGATCTTGATTCAATACGTTCAGGCCGTAAAGAATGGCAGCGTGTTGTAAGTGATCAGGCGAATGGCGGCAAACCTTATTCATTAGCGAGCTTTTCATGAATTGGCTTGATAAAACAATCTTATCTTTTGCGCCTAAGTGGGGCGCTGAGCGTGCTAGGAATAGAGTTCTCGCTGAGCAATTTTTAAGTTACGACGCTGCGCAGCCTGGAAGAACCCGTAAAATGAAAGCAGACCATAGAAGTGGTGATACGGCTGTTCATACGGCTGGTCGTTCAATTCGCGGTCAAGCTCGTTATCTAGATGAAAACCACGATTTGGTTGTTGGCCTACTAGATAAGTTAGAGCAAAAAGTTGTTGGTCCTCGTGGCATATCGGTTGAACCAATGCCGTTAACCGTTACGGGTGAAAAGTCTGAGGACTTTGCAAAAGAAATATCTATGTTCTTTGATGAGCTTTCCATTGCGCCCGATACTACAGGTGAATACTCTCGAGCCGAAATGGAACGCTTAGTTTGCCGTTCATGGCTCCGTGATGGTGAGGTCTTCGGCAAGTTTGTAGAAGGCAATGTTTCGAGCTTCAACCACAATACATCTATACCCTTAAGTGTGGAATTATTGGAAGCAGATTTTTTGCCGTTTGACGATTTCCCTAGAAACAAAATAATCCAGGGTATTGAGCGAAATGATTGGGGTCAGCCTAAAGCTTATCACTTTTATAAACAGCATCCCGGCAATACATGGAAAGTTAACACGCAAACTGTTCCTGTACCTGCTGACCGTGTGATGCACTTAAAACATACGAACCGACTAAGACAATCACGCGGCATTTCCATTCTTCACGCGGTTATCACTCGCCTAGAAGATTTGAAAGATTATGAAGAATCAGAGCGTGTTGCGGCACGTATCTCTGCGGTTTTGGCGGCATATATCAAAAGACCTGATGGACCAGGATTAGGTGGGAAACCAAATGGCGATCGCACTTTTCAGATGGCTCCGGGAATGGTTTTTGATGGGCTTATGCCCGGCGAAGAGGTGGGAACGGTGGAAAGCAACCGCCCCAGCACATTGTTGCAGCCCTTTAGAGATTCAATGTTACGCGCTGTAGCCAGCGGAACACGAAGCACATTTTCAAGCATTTCTGGTCAGTACGATGGCTCTTACTCTTCGCAACGACAGGAAATGGTTGAAGGCTATGCTGGTTACGAGGCACTTCAGGAAATATTCATTTCCAAATGGTCAAGAAAGTTCTATCGCCGAGCACTTCAAATTGGCATAGCTACTGGCCGACTAAACCCACCTTTGGATATTGATGAAAGAACTATTTTTAACGCCGTTTATATCGCTCCAGTAATGCCTTGGATCGACCCAGATAAAGAGACGAAAGCGAATGAGCGGCAAGTTAAAGCAGGATTTAACACTGAGGCTAATATCATTCGTTCTAAGGGGCTTAACCCGCAAGAGGTTAAGAAACAGCGTGAGCAGGAAGTTAAAGAGAACTTAGATCGAGATCTAATATTTAGTTCAGACGCTCGCCACGAAATACAACAGCAACAAACACCAAAAGGGGCGGACAATGCCACAGACAAATAAAAGTTGGTACGAGTTTAATGCGCTTGCTAATGGCAACGCTGAAATCTACGTATACGACGAAATTGGATTTTGGGGTATTACGGCAAAAGATTTTGCCCGCGACCTAAAAGAAATCGATCCGAAAAGTGAAATTAACCTACGCATTAACTCACCGGGCGGCTCAGTAACAGACGGTATTGCTATCTTCAATTTACTGAAAAACCACAAAGCCACAGTGAACGTTTACGTTGATGGGCTTGCGGCTTCCATGGCATCTGTTATTGCAATGGCCGGTGACACGATCACCATGCCGGAAAATGCATTGATGATGATTCACAACCCTTGGGGCGGTGCAATGGGAGATGCTGATGAGCTGCGTAAAACAGCCGACGTTCTCGACAAAATGAAGGTTGCACTTATATCTGCTTACTCATCCAAAACTGGTCTGGACGCTGATGCTATCGCTGAAATGATGACAGCAGAAACATGGATGACCGGATCGGAAGCATTAGAAATAGGATTCGCCACACAGGTTGTTGATGAAGTGCAACTTGCAGCTTCTTTTGATCTCGACAAGCTAAACCAGTTCCAAAGCGGCGTTAGAGAAAAATTCAACTCTGCTAAAGAAACCAGTTCAACCATGACGATTGACGTTAAGGTTGCTGGCTTAGATGACGCTGAAAAGCGGCTCAAAGACTTCCACCAAAACGTTATGAAATCGGCCCCAGCCGACAAACCAAAAGAGGAAATTAGTATGCCAGAAGCTACTAACACTCCGGCTACAAATGTGGCCGATAAAGAAGCCCTGCAAGCTAAAGCAATTGCAGACTACAAAGCAAAAGAGGCAAAGAGAAAAGAGGGTATCAATTCTCTGTTTGCTTCATTCAAGCACCAGTATCCTGAATTACTTGCTTCATGCCTTGAAGATGAAGAATGCACCAAAGAGCAGGCATCAGCAAAGTTGCTTGATGAACTTGGTAAAGAACAGGAGCCTCAGCAAGGTGGTTTTAACGCAGCCGTTTACGCTGGTAACGGCGACATTGTTAAAGAGTCAATGTCTGCCGCAATCAAAGCAAAAGCGGGTATCAAGGTAGAACAGAATGAACTTACCCACGATAACCCTTATCGTGCAATGAGTCTTATGGAAATGGCCCGGGCTGCTTTAAATGAAAAGGGTGTGGGAACTGCGGCTTACGGAGACCGCATGTCTCTCGTCGGTGCAGCTTTTACACACGGGAATAGTGATTTTCCTCATGTTCTTGCTGACGTAGCAAACAAGTCTATGCTCCAAGGCTTTGAGGAGGCTAACGAGACTTTTCAACTTTGGACTCGCCAAGGCTCTTTGTCCGATTTTAAGGTTTCAAAGCGTGTAGGTCTTAATGACTTTGCCTCTCTTCCTGAAGTTCGTCCAGGCGCTGAGTATACTTATGGAACTGTCGGTGAACGCGCGGAGAACATTGCACTGGCTACCTACGGCAAGCTTTTTTCAATCAATCGTCAAGCTATTATCAACGACGACTTGGCCGCCTTTACGCGCATCCCTTTCCTTATGGGTCAGGCCGCCATTCGCACTGTCGGTGATCTGGTTTATGCGATTCTGACAAGTAACCCTACAATGTCAGATGGAAACTCACTTTTCCACGCGGCCAACCATAAAAACCTACAAACAGGTGCAGGTTCAGCTTTGCAAGTTTCGTCGCTAGAGGCTGCTCGTACGGCCATGCGCAAGCAAAAGCTTGATAAAGGTAACGCGCTCGGTATTCGTCCTGAGTTCTTACTTGTTCCTGCAGCACTTGAAAGCAAGGCTACAAAGTTAATGCGTGACACGGTTCTTCCTGGTGCGTCTAACGGTGAAAGCAATCCGGTTTCAGGTATGGCACAAGTTATCTCTGAGGCTCGCCTAGATGATAGCAGCGCCACTGCTTGGTATCTTGCTGCAGGCGCTATGTACGACACTATTGAGGTTGCATATCTTGATGGTAATAACTCTCCATTCCTTGATCAGATGGATGGTTTTACTGTTGACGGTACTACTATGAAGGTTCGCATTGATGCAGGTGTAGCCCCACTTGAGTATCGCACCCTTTACAAAGGAGTAGGCGCTTAATAGCGCCTCTTGAAAGAGGATTAAATTATGAAGAATTTCGTTCAAGAAGGTAAGGTCTTAACGTTAACCGCCCCAGCGGGCGGCGTAGTGGGTGGCAAGCCTGTAACAATTGGCTCAGTTGTTGTGGTTCCAGTTTCTGACGCCGAGGCTGGTGATTCTTTTGACGGTCATCGTTGTGGTGTTTTCAGTATTGATACTGCTGATACACCCACGGAAGGTGCAAAGGCATACATCACAGGCGCAGGCCAAGCAACAGGAACCGCAACAGGCAATACGCTTGTTGGTGTGTTTGTTAGTGCTAAAGATTCCAGTGGCAATGCTGATGTATTGTTTACGGGTCAAATAGCGTAATGGCAAACATCAGTAAAGTAAAAGGCCGCATGCGTGATGTGGCCCTTTCTCGCTTTGGCGAAGAGGTTTTTATTAATGGCATCTCTGTTAAAGCGATCTTTGCTGATGAATTATTTGAAGAAGAACAGGGTACGTTTAGAAAAACTACCCTTTCTATTAAAAAAGAAGATCTTCAATTTTTTAAAGAAGGCGATGGTATTGTGGTTCGCAATCGTAATTTTGTCATCACTTACATACCAGATATTCACGAGCCGCTCATAGATTTGGAGCTAAAAGATGCATAAAGCTCTAGAAATAAGAAACACTGTTTTTGCTAAACTTCAAGCGCTAGAAGGCACGGGCCAAGTCAAAAAGGTAACAAAAGGCGCTCAGCCTGCCAATGATTACCCATCGGTAAGCGTATTGATTGGGGATGATACCCCAGCCACAAAAGACAGTACGTTTACCAATTGGGATTTAACGGTTTACACTGATGTATTTATCCGCTCAACGTCTGAAGATGTTGATGCACAAATGCTAGATATTAGAAAAGCGGTTGAATCACAGTTGCTTTCTGACCCTTCACAGGGTTTGAACTTTGTTTTTCAAACTGATGCACTAGGCCAGCAAGACCCAGAGCGAAGTGATGCATCAGACCAATACACAAGCGCAACCCGTTTAGCTTGGCACATTAAATATCGTGCGCCCACCGTTCCGAGTTTGTAAGTATTTAGGCGTTGTCGTATATTGTTTACTTGATTATTAATCAAGGCCTTTAAATTATGAACTCTGTAGTTATAACAATTTGCGTGGGTATTTTAATAATTGCCCTCATTCTTGGCGTATTAAAGGTTGTAGCTAGTGTGATTTTTCAGGTGGGTCGGCGCATTGAACTCATGGAAAAACAGTGCAATCAGAACGTAAGAATAATTAACGAGTTGGTTGATTTGCGCCAAAGCATATTTGATGTAGCGGCTATCGAAAGAGAAGCCCAAAACAACGAAAAAGAAACGTAGATAAGATTAACAAGAACCCGCCCTTGAGCGGGTTTTTTATTACCCTAATCATACCCGCCATTGAGCGGGTTTTTTTGTAGGTGTGAAAATGAAAAGACGCGAATTTAAGACCCGTAAGGGTGGAAGCAAGACGGTTCAGAAGCCAAAAAAGCAGAGTAAAGAGGATTAATCATGCTTACGACTAAAGAAGCAATAGCGCTCAAGATTGAGACAACACAAGGTACAGAGAACGCGCCGAATCCTGCACTTGATGCCATTTTGGTTTCTGAACTTAGCGAATCAAATGAAGGTTTGCGGATGGTTGAGCGGCCACTTATCAAGCCTACGATTTCAACCGAGCAATCAATTTTTGCGGGTACGTTGAAAAAGCTCACTTTCACCGCTGAACTAAAAGGTTCAGGCGTGGCGGGTACGGCCCCAGAAATTGGGCAGGCGTTACGCTGTTGTGGTCTTGATGAAACTATTGTTGCTTCAACATCAGTTTCTTATAAGCCTGTTAGTGATTCACATGAAAGTTGCACTATTTATTACTACCAAGATGGCCGCATGCGCAAAATATTGGGCGCTAAGGGCACAGCAACTATTAATGCTGAAGCTGGCGGTTTAGGTACCGTACAGTTTGAATTTACGGGTAAAGATGGCGGCTTAGTTGATGCATCTTTCCCGGCTATTTCCTACAACGCCACAGTTCCCCGCCCATTTATTAATGTGCCTTTTGAAATTGACGGTTACGGCGCAATTATTAATTCTCTTTCACTGGCATTTAGCAACACTATTTCAATGCCGGGTAATGTGCGCGAAGTAGACGGTTTTGCTCAAGTTGAAATCACTCAGCGCGACCCGAACGGAACCATTGACCCTGAAGCGCAAACAAAAGCCGTTATTGATTTTGAAACCAAATTCAAAAATGGCGCATTGATGCCAATGACAACGGGTGATGTTGGCTCAACACCGGGCAACATTTGGAACTTGAGCCAAACCATTGCCATTCGAGATATTGCCCAAGGCGAACGTGATCAGCGCAGAACCGATGATTTGACTTACGGCGCTCACGAAACCAGCGGTGATGATGAATTCACGCTCGTATTTAAGTAAGGGTTAATTGATGCAAGCATTAGCAGTTGAAGAAGTGTTTTTGAATAGCCAATACCAGAAAGACGAAGATGGCAATTTAATCACTGATGAAAATAATGAGCGCATTTTGATGCCTGGCGAACAGGGATTCAAAGTAAAAACGTTAAATTCTTTGCAGTTTTGCGAAGTCATGACTGACGGTTTTGAAGTGCGCGGCGGTAACCATGTAATGAAGTTTGCAGGCACTCAGCTTTTACTTCGCTATGGTCTCGAAAACCCGTCAATCGTTAACAAACTAAGTGCTTTGAAAATGACTGAGTTGGCTTATGCTATTTATCACAAATCAGCACTGGCCGAGGCCGAAATAAAAAACTAATCATCGCAGTAGAGGTTGCAAAAGAACGAGATAAGTTTGACTGCAACCAATGCAAATGGGGTAGGCACTGCGACTCCACAAACCCCGCACCATACCCATATTGGGAAATCAAAATTGATGGCAAGCCAGAAGAGTTTATAACTTGCCCTCTCGCAATGGTTACCCAGCAATCAAACGGCTTTTTAAATCTTTATGAATTCTATAAGAAGGGCCAGTTGTGCCTTTCTGGTGGGGTGCTTGAGCAACCCGTTAAATACTTAGAAGCCATGAAGATTATAGACCATCAGGTGAACAGTGAGTAAGTACGAATTTATAATCTCAGCTAAAGATAAAACGGCCCAAGCGTTTGGCTCTGTAAAGTCGGGGCTTGGTGGCCTGAAAGAGAATGCGCTTAAAACCGCCACCGCCGTTGCTGGGGTAACTGCAGCTTTCGGCGCACTGATGGTTACATCAGCGAACAATGCAAAAGAGTTAAAATCTCAATCACAGTTGGCTGGTGAAAATGTAGAAACATTTCAATCTTTAGCTTATGCGTTTGGAATGTTTAACATTGAACAAGAAAAGTTTGCTGATATATCGAAAGATGTTCAGGATAAACTAGGTGATTTCATCGCCACTGGCGCTGGCCCATTCAAAGACTTCTTTGAACAGGTTGCACCAAAAGTTGGCTTAACAGTTGATGCGCTAAAAGATCTATCAAGTACCGATGTTCTAATTGCCGTAAAAAAGGCGATGGATGATGCAAATGTATCAGCCAAAGAGCAAGTGTTTTACATGGAAGCCATTGCAAACGATGCAACGCTTCTATTGCCAGCGTTAAAAAATAACGGGCAAGCAATAAAGGAATACGCCGAAGAGTTTGAAAATCTCAACTTGGCAATGAGTGAAGCCGAAGTTGATAAAATGGCAATGCTTGCAAAAGAGTTTCAGCGAATAGAAGCCACCGCAACAAGTATAGGCAATAAACTTGCCGCTAACTTTGCAGAGCCGCTTGGTGATATTCTCGAGATAATTGAGGACGAATTACCAGAGCACCTAATGAGAGCTGAAATAGCTTTCAAAGGAATGGCCGCAGGTATATTTGAAGTTTCCGCCGCATCAGCCCAGTTCGTTAAGTACAACCCATTTGCGCTACTCGCCTCAGGTATGAGCCCAGATGATGCGCAGAAGCAATACGATGATTTTAAAGGGACTGCAAATTTACTTTATGACGACATCAATAAACTCCAAGCCAAGATACAGGAGCTAAATAGCCCAAATTCAGGCGGAGAAGTAGAGATTATCTCTAACGAAGGTGTAAAAAAATTAGAGAATTCCTTTCTTAAATCCCTTGATATGATCGATTATATTAATGCTAATGCGTTTAACTTTGATGCAATTATGGCAGCCAATGCCTCTCAATATTGGGATGATTTCGGGGAAAGTGGGTTCTCAGCATTTGAGAAGGCAAGGGAAGGAGCTGACAGCTTTTTAAATAGTTTAGCTCTTATAGATGAAATAAACGCTAATTCGTTTGTTTTTGATGAGGCCATGGCCGAAAACGCTACTGCGTTCTGGACCAACTTTGAGCAAAGCGGCTTCACTGCTTACGAAAACCTTCAAGCAGGTAATGAATCGTTTTGGAACCAATGGCTAGAAGCGGCCCAAACCAACCTAACAAGCTTTGATGAACTATCAGCGTTTACGATTGAAAGCTTTTCTAACCAAATGGGGAATGCCTTAGAATCAATCATCTTTGATTCTGAATCATTAGGTGAAGCTTTTCAGGGGGTAATGCAAAATATGGCGCGTGGAGTGGTTAACGCATTGGGCCAAATGGCCGCGCAATGGTTAGCCTATAAGATTGTTCAAATGACGGTGGGTAAGTCTACCGCCATTGCAGGCGCTGCAAACATGGGGCTAAATGCTCAAGCCGCATCATTACAAGCAGGTATAAACGCATACGCCAGTACAGCAGCGATTCCCGTTGTTGGCCCACCAGCCGCCCCGTTCGCTATGAAAGCAGCTTTAGCAGCAACACAGCCTATGGCATTTGCAATTAAAGGGCTGTCAGCAGCTAGCGCGGCCGCTTCATTTGACGGTGGTGGTTATACATGGGACGGGGCTAGAATAGGCGGCATGGACGGAAAAGGGGGTAAGTTGGCCATGCTTCACCCTAGAGAAAAGATAATAGATCTTACAAAGAATAAGGCCGAAGAAAACCGAGTGAGCAATCAGAACATTGTGCAATATCAGATTGACCAAAGAGTAACAGTTAACGCAAACGGAGCAAATGCTAAATCATTTGTTAGGCCATTAAGAAAAGAGCAGCGCAAAAATATGCGTGAAATAGAAAGCGTGGTAAGCAGATAATGTTTTTAGATATTCGTTTTCCCGATGATATAAGCCAAGGTTCTTCAGGCGGCCCATCATATAAAACAAGTGTGGTTGAATCGCTGAACGGTAAAAGAAAGAAAAATATCATCTGGACTTACCCGCTGCACTCCTATGATGTTTCTTATGCGGTAAGAACTAAGGCAGAGCTTGAAGCGGTGTTGTATATGTTCCATATATGCGAAGGCCGCGCTCATGAATTCCGTTTTAAAGATTGGTCAGACTTCAAGTCTTGCAACACTTATCAAACCCCCAGCGCATCAGATCAGATTTTAGGCTCTGGTGATGGCACAGCAACGGACTTTCAATTAATAAAAACGTATAGCATGTACGGCATTAGTAAAACGCGAAAAATTACTAAGCCTGTTGCTGGAACGCTTAAAGTTGCCATTGATGGGGTTGAAACATCAGCCTTTACCTTTGATGAACTAGGTATGATTACATTTGATTCTGCCCCCGCACCAGGCACCACTGTATCGGCCGGTTATGAATTTGATGTTCCCGTTGAATTTGAAGATGATGAGCTTGAAGCTTCACTTGATAGTTACGCGGTTCGCTCTTCAAGCTTAGTGCTTCGCGAGGTTAGGCTTTGAGAATTTTAGATGATGCTTTAATTCAGCATTTAGCGCTCAGCACTACAACGCTTTGTACTTGCTGGCGCATAAAGCGAAATGATGGGGTAGTTGAAACGTTTACTTCTCATGATCAGCCTTTCATCATCGATGGCAACACATACAAGCCAAGCGGTATATCTGAAACTGAAACTCAGAACAGCATGGACTTAAAGGCTGACTCTGTTGAACTTAACGGCCTAGTGGAAAACGAAAGTGACCTAAGCGCTCAAATATTTTCAAAGCTTTACGACAAAGCGCAGATTGATATTTTCCAAACGGACTACACGAACCCACCTAACGAAGTTACAGCTTCATCGGTTATTTGGATAAAAACAGGTGTTATCGGTGATATAGACCGAGAAAAAGGTAAGTGGGTGGTTGAAGCGAAAAGCTTAATTGATCTGCTCGAGCAAAAAACCATGCTGAAAACATCTCGCTTGTGTCGTGCTGAATTTGGTGATGAAAACTGCCGCGCCGATTTAACGCAATATCAAAAAACCGGCACAGTAACAGGAATATCAAACCGAACGCTTACCTTTGATATTGGCAGTTTATCAACGGGCGATTTGGAGCAAGGAAAAGTTGAATTTACGAATTACGGTATTAGCTTTGACATTCTCAACAATTCAGGTTCAAGAGCAACGCTTTCTGATTACATAGAGTTCAACCCAGTTGGTGAGCCTGTTGTGATCACGTTCGGTTGTAATAAGTGGCTGGATGATTGCGAGAAGTACGGCAACGTAATTAATTTTTTTGGTGAACCTTATATACCGGACGAAGATGATTGGGCAGCGGGATATTTCAATACGATCAGCGTGTAAGGCGGCCCATAGTTTTATTGGTACGCCATACCGCCACCAAGGCAGGGCGCCGGGCGCGGGTTTAGATTGCATCGGTTTAGTTGTGGCATCACTTGAAGCTGCAGGCATAGATATTTCAGGCCTACCAAGTGACTATTCACACATACCAAAACCCAAAGTGATTCTTTCTAACATTGCTCGTTATTGTGATGTTGTTACAGAGTTGGCCCCTGGCGATATTTTAGTAATGGCCCTACGCACTCACCCTCAGCACTTAGCCTTATATGTTGGCGATAACCAAATTATTCATAGTTACATGGCCGCTGGCAAAGTAGTTAAGCACGACTTAACCGACAACTATAAAAACAAGATACATTCAATTTACAGGATGAAAGATGGGCTTTTTATTTAGCGTAGACTTACCCGATCAAGAGGGCGAACGCCTTGATGATTTATCATCATCGCCCATTGGCTACGGTAAGCCAATCAACTTTGTAAAAGGCTTAAAGCGTGTTTCATGTACGCTTATTCATCAGTTCCCGCTAGTTGAAACGGTGCATGAAGAAGAAGTTGAGTCAGGCGGTAAGGGTGGTTCGTCTAGTTACACCAATACCACTTACACCTATTCAGCCACGTTTGCAGTGATGATATGCGCCCAAAGAATAAAAGGCATTCGCCGCATTTGGCTCAATAGCAAACTTTTTTATGAAAACCGCCCTTTTATGAGCGGTGATATTGCAGAGACAAAGCAGGCCGCTGAATCAGTGTTTAATATTTACCATGGCACTGATGATCAACCCGTAGACCCTATTCTTCAATCAAAATTCGGGGCAAGAACGCCAGCTTATCGGGGCCGCGCTTATATTGTTTTCAATAATCTGCAACTTGCAGAATTGGGCAACCGTGTTCCAATGGTGGACGTTGAAGTGGTTGAAAGTGGCACTGGCTCAACTTCAAACACCCCGATACCTTACCCGCTTTATTTGCGTGATTTGGTCGGTGATATTTGTGTACGTTCTGGCATTCCAGAAAGCCGCGTTGATGTGTCTGAACTTGATGATGTGATTGATGGTTATTCTGTCAGTAAAGACACAAAAGGCAGTGAGCAGTTAAAGCCATTAATGCAGCTTTATAATTTTTACCCAAGTGAGCAGGGTGAAAAGCTGGTATTCAAAAAGAACCCGATACCTGTTAGCCGCCAAGAGCATGAAGAAAACTGTCTCATTAATGAAGATGGCCTAATATCGAATGCTTATCATCAGGTGCTTGGCCGCCAAGGTTATTTCCCACCGGAAGCAGGCACCAGTGAAGGGCAGTTTTTAATGCTTCGCGCTGCTTGTTTGGCTTATTTGCAAACCAATAATGAGAACTGGCTCAAAATTGTAAATACGCTAAGAGCGCCAATTGATAACTTATTTTTGAAAGCGCCCCCAGCGGATCCAAATACGCTGTATATTCCCCACTGGCTGTTTGTTGTAAAGAACCCGGTTCAGTCTCAATCTGAAAACTTAAACATGCTGGTAACGCTGACCAAAAACGGTGATACCTATGAAGGTTTTATTGCGCCAGGCTTCCCCAGTTACGGCGATAAAATAAAAACGGTTACGCGCTTATACTCAGATGAAGCCAGCTTTGTGGATTGGTACAACCCATACGCGGGGATTATTGGCACCGATTACGGGTTACCCGCTGAAGTTGTTACCAATGAGACAGGCACAACCATTAAGATCCCCGCATCACAGGTTGGCTTTGCAGCGAATATCAATGCAAATGCTATTGTGGTTTATGACTTTGGTTCAATTCTCGATGTGTCTCAAAACATGGAAGCCTGGCCTTATTGGCGGCCAATGTTGCCCGGTGAAATATCGTGCGCGGTGGATTCTATACCGTGGGCCATTGAAGCGTTTGATTTGTTGCACCAAGTAACGGGTGAGCAGCAATACCTTGATGCTAAGAACGCATCAGTGCAAACCGCTTATAAAACCTTTGATGTTGATGATGGCCGTGGCTGGATAAGGCCAATTAACGGCGATGCTTTCAGCTTGTCGGGTACCTACATAAGCACAAGCCGTTCAGGGTTTAACGATGGCTCTTTGGTCAGAAACAGAGACTTAACGTTAAAAATACAAATTCCAGAAGCCGAAGGCGAAGCGCAGTATGGGCGCGGTGTAAAAGATGAAATACGCGCATCAGATACACACATACGCCTAGATTTTGGCATTAAAAATAATGTAGTTGGTAACATAAATTTCTTTGTTCAAAGCGGTAACGATGTAACCACCGCAACAAGATATTACAAAGAATATGTGGTTTTACCCAATACTAAAGATGGCCAATTTGATATACCGCTCAGCGAGTTTGAGGCAAAAACGCTTAGGGTTGACGGTTGGTTTGCAACACCGGGTGCATTAACGCCAGGCACTGAAATTGATGTTGTAGGGTTTACGGTTGATACGCCTGAAGGCATGGAGATTGAATTAAGAGAAATTCGCCCAATCCCCGTGATTCAATTGCCTTATACGCCGTATATTGCCCCTTATACCGCCAATGCAATTAATGATTCTTTGATTGATTGGCGAGGTGCGCCCGGTGTGGGCTATCAAGACCCTGTATTATGGGCCGCGCTAAATGATTCAACTGCCCTTGCGGGTATGCTGGATTTTATTGAAGATAGCCAAGCTGAGTATGCTTTACGCTACACGGAAACGGGCCCGTTCGTACCTTCTTATGTGTGGAATAGGTTTGACCGCCAGCAAGTGACTGATGCAAACCCCAATACCTGGACGTTTGAATGGGTGGATCCAAACAGTGAATGGGTGGGTTATACCGCTCGCGTCATTGCGGCATGTGGCTGGGCTGGTGATTTAGCAGCGGGTAACGGTGATTCAGCGAATGCAACGCGCTGCCTTAATGTTGCCGCGCAATTCATCACCTACTTAAACAGCGTGTGGACTGACTCAAACAAGTTTATACCCACGAACTTTCCTGAAACAATTCCAGTTATTGGAAGAAATGAAACGGTTGAGACTAGATCCATCGGCACAATTTACAATGGTTTTGTTTATCGAGCAGACACAGGCGGCACCACTGGCACATCAGCGCCAACGTTCCCTACATCGCTAGGGCAAACCGTAACTGATGGTAGCGTGGTTTGGCGTTGTGCGGGTTACAGTTACGGCACAAGCCCAGTATATGGTGAATACGATGAACCCCATGCCGCCGCGCTATTCATGCGAGGGGCCGCGTTCTGTCATAAGAACAACGTAAACCAAGCCAATTCACTGGCGATTGTTCAGCGTTGCTGGGATTACCTTTCACGACTTTGGAATGATGCCTATGGTGATGTTGCTGATACTTGGTCACATAACCCCGATTCAGCAGAATGGTTTGGCTTTTGGTCTGGTGAAATTGTTACTACGATTTCACAGTTACTTAATGAGCTTTCAAGCGTTCGCATCGCTGCAGGCATACCATCAGCAACCATTGAATCATGGTTAGCAGCCCATTCATCATGGTTAATATCTAAAACAAGAACATTGTCGTTTCAAGATATTGATGATTTTGTGATGAAAGATGGATATTCGCAAAGCCGCATAAAAGAAGCTAAGTTACCCAAGCAAGTTGAAGTTCAATATGCCAGCAGCGTAAGGAATGATTCTGATGATACCCGTTCAGCGGTATCAAGAAGTGCCAAAAGTGAAAAGACAGAAACCATAAAAAGCCCGGTCAATATGGACGGAGACGAAGCCCTAAACCGCGCTTTTAAGTTGTTAATGCAAGCCTGGACGCAGAGAACATCATGGGAGTTTTCAACCATTGGCCGTATTTATCAGCCGGGTGATGTAGTTGAAAAGCTAGTTGATGGCGTAGTTCGCCAGATGCAATTTACTGAAGTCACTCAAGACCCAGAAGGCTTTCAAGAAATCAAAGCGGTTTCTTACGATGGCAGCGTATTCACAAGTGGCCTGTTAAGCTCAGGCGACCCAAGAACGGCTTCAGGCATTAAAGCAATATCTTCATCGCTGGGTGTGTTTGTCGATATACCGCTTTATCGTGATGATTATGATTCGTTTGGGTTTACTTCTTATGTCGTGGCTCAAGGTGACAACTGGCGAGGTGGGCGACTTCTTAAAAGTCCAGATGATGGCGTTTATTCAAAAGTTGCTGAATATATTACTCAACCCACTTACGGCATTGTAGTTTCATTGGTGCCTGTTAAATCATATTATGTTCCCGATCTTACTTCGCAAATCAGTGTGAGCATTACCGGCGGTGAACTTTCATCATGTAGCGCCGATGCTTGGTATCGTGGCGCTAACATGGGCCTATTTGGACAAGAAATTATTTATTTTAAAGATGCTCAGTTGCAGTCCGATGGCACCTATACCCTAAGCAACTTATTGCGTGGCATGCGTGGCACACGAAACCAGATAAACACCCACGCCACCAATGAACGCTTCTTATTGTTATCAGGTGAAGGCTTAGTTAACGTTCCGCTAAACCGCGCTGATGTTGGCATTCCTTACTTTTACAAGTCCGTTTCAAATGGTCAGACTGAAGCAGGTGTTGAACCCATTCAGGCAACCATCAATTCAGTAAGAAAGAAACCACTTCAGCCGGCACACATAGCAATACGCCGCTTAGCTGATGGCCTTCACATTACATGGAAGCGTCAAACAAGATTAGGCGCAGCGTGGATTGATTCGGCTGATGTTCCACTTGGAGAGTCGATCGAGTCTTACTTGATTGAATTACGGAATGAATCTGGCGCAGTGTTAACAACGTTCAATGCAAGCCAGCCTAGCCAATTCATCAGTAACAGTGAATTAAACACACATTATGGCGATGTTAACGCATTGGCCTATGTTGCCGTGTGCCAAGTTAGCCCAGAGTTTGGTAATGGCGATTACATAGAGAGAACCGCATGACAACATCAAGATTAAAAATGCCGTTGATCACAGAATCACAGGCCCAGAAGCACATCACGCACAACGAAGCCTTGCAGATGCTTGATGTATTTGTGAACGGCTCATTGAAAAGCATAACAGTTACCACGCCGCCAGGCTCACCCACTGAGGGTGATGCGTATTTTATACCAGGCGGTGGCTCTGGCGATTGGGCCGCTTATGTGGGTTACATTGCTCACTGGTTCAATGCGCAGTGGTACTTTTACGAGGTGCCCACCAACATCATTTTATATATCGAAGATGATGCAGCCCCTAAACGCTACGATGGCACAACATGGAATGTTGAAGGCTCAGGCGGCAAAGTATACGTTGATGCTGCAGGTGGCAACGCAACACTTACTGCCCAGCAATCAAGCGCTGATGTAATTCAAATTGGCGGCTCTGGATCAGCGTTAACGCTTACCTTAGATTCGCTTGAAAAAACATGGACGATTTTGAACGACTCGAACGCAAACGTGACAGTTTCAACGGGCGCAGGTGGAACGGTATTTGTTGAAGCAGGCTTTCAAGCCAATGTGGTTGGTGATGGTACTGGTATTCGCCCAGCATTCACCATTGCCCCCGATGGCTTGAAGGTGGGTAACGTATTAAACCCGCCACTTTATTCAACTAGCAGCACCCCCAGCGCTTCATCAAATTATGGAGCAGTAATATTTGTAACTGATGGCGATGCCGGTTCTCCATGTTTGGCCGTTTCAGATGGCGGCACATGGAAACGGATTACACTTGGCGCAACAATAGCGAGCGTTTAACCAATGACCTGGCTTAAAGCAAAACTTCTCCTTCTATCAGTGGCCCTTATATGGGCCTTTTTTATTTGCATTTCATTGCCTGTTCAACTGCCTATCACGCTTGCTAGCTTTCTTGTAAGAAATGAGCGCTTGAAAAGATACGTGTGGGGCTTTTGGATATGGCAAGACCAAGCGGTGAACGCCATTCTTGGCGGCAACCCTGATGTAACAGTTTCAAGCAAAGTCGGCTATATGGCAGAGCAAGGCAGCAAGACAGCGCAAGCCATGACGGTTGTTATAGATTTATTATTCAAGTTAGCAGTGGGGCAAGAGAACCACTGTCAAGCATCGATTGAGCGTGACGAGGAGCATTATTAATGAAAACACTAGCAGAATTTGACACGCTTGCAGAAGCCAAAGCATACACGCAAACACGCGGCAAGATGATTCATCGTAACAGTATGAATGCTTGGTTATCTCAGGCTGGCAAATATCGCAGACTGAAAGAGATTGCAGCAGATGCGGTCAATCCGCTTGGTGATGGTGCAGCGGCTTTTCTTGACTCTACCGAGTACAATCTAATCCAAACCAGCGAGACAGGGCAAGGTGTTATTCAGTTGATGCAAGCGCTAATTTCCGCAGAAGGTAACGACCCTGCTTTACAGGCTGTATTGGATAAGGGGGTTGCAGCAGCTAACGAGGTTTACTACCCACACGCCAACGCTACGGAGTACGACTTCAAACGCGCCAAGGGATTACCGATTGCACAGAAAGAAGTTGCACCCGTTAACGGCTATATAAAAATCACACTAACACAAAACGTAGAGCCACACAGGCCGCAAGTGTACGTGGATATTCAAGGTGTTAAGCAGCGTATTACAGGCTTCGGGCTAGTTGATAAAGCGGGTGATTATCTTGCGCCAGTGCCAAGGGGTTACTCAGCCTTTTACGTTGATGACGCTTACGGTGTGATGTGATGGCGTTTTTATTGCGGTTTGACGGGGTTAATGATTATGTGGATATACCAGCATGGACACCAGACTCTTTAAGTTTTAACTATGAACTTATTACAACATTCTCAGACGGGGATGTAGTATTAGGCAATATAACTGCACAGAACGATGGGTTCGTCTTTTTCATAGGTGGTTTAAGGGTTAGACATGGCGGCGGTTTTGATAAGACCGCCCCACTCCCTGCTGGCACTGTTTTTGGTGATAAATTAAAAATTGAGGTTTTTTCCACTCCGTCTGGAACAGACATAAATATAACTAATTTGGACAGCGGCGAAACATCTACTTTTTTGGATGCGGCTTTTGATATTCCAACATTCAATGTAATAGGTAGATTTCAAAATGGAAGAAACTTTGACGGTGATTTATATTCTGCAAGCCTAACTTCAGGTAGCGATAATCGAAACTACGACCCAAGCGCATCAAACGGCACAGGGCAAATACTACCTGATACAGTTGTCGGAAACGACGGAACACTTGTTAACTTCCCGACCGATAACAGCCAGTGGATATTCTACGACGATGGTGGCGGGGCGGTTACGCAGCCGGTTGTGTCTGTCAGCGCCGAAGAAGTTCACCAAGCTAACACGCTATCAATATCAGCATTTAATTCAGTTTCATCTATCATTGCTGAACAAGTTGAAAGTGCTAACCTGATTGATGTTTTTCTGTCTCAACTTGCATCAAGCATTCAAGCGCAAGAAAGGCATGATGCAACTGCGCTGAATATTGAGCAAAGCGCATCGCAGGCAGTTAATTCACTTACCGCTGAACAAATTGAGCAAGCCAATTTGATTGGTATATCTCAATCATTGCCGGTTAACTCAGTGCAGGCGCAAGAGAATCAGCAAGCGAATACACTGACAATTGAGCAATCAGCCGGGCAATTAATAGCCCTAAACACTGCTCAGCAAGTTGAGCAGGCCACAGTGCTTTCGCTGGCTCAACAGCAAGCATTGGCGCATATAGTTGCCGAACAGATATCAGCGGCAAGCGTTACTGATGTAAGTAATCTTCAAGCAGTTACTATGATAATTGCTGAAGAATCTCATCAGGCCAGCACGCTTAACGTTGAACAATACACTGGCCAGTTAGTTACGCTCATTACTGCAGAGCAGAAAAACGAAGCGCAAACACTTTTAATCAGTGAAGTAAGCGCGATTGATGTTTTGCAAGCCGAGCAAGTCATGAACGCTGAAACTATTGCATTCAGCCAAGTACAACGGCTTACGCAGATAACAGCGGAGCAGCTAACAGAGGCCCAGTTATTAACCATTCTTACCAGTGGTGATAATACTGATTTGTCTGGTTTGCGCTTAATCCCTGTTACTTCGAAATACACAATCAACCCCACGAACACAACCCGATACTCTTTACAAAAGGTATAACTATGTTTACTAAAGCAACAATTAAGCAGAATGGTTACCAGTATCTAAAAGATAACGTAACAATTGCGTACTTATGCAAGAACCCACTGGCCGCTGATAATTTGGCAACCATTCAATCAAAATCCATTGCTAATGCTACCATTGCTGGCACTGATGTTTCTTTCTCAGCATCCGGTAATGATTTATTAGTCACTATCAACGGCAAATCAGGAATCGACCCAAGCGGCACCGCGTTGGGTACGGATAATATTCAGGTTGTTTACTGCTCATTAACCGAGGTTTTGGTGAGCGTTGATGCAACTGATAGAGTGATAACCAACGCCACGGGCGATACGGTTGATATACCAGCTGCTCAGATTTACGTTCGCGAACTGGCCGCGGTGGCATAA